CCTCTTCAGCAGGCGGGAAATTCCCCAACACGCGAATGTGATACGCCGGACTGTCCTCGCCATACCGCATCATCATCTCGCCAATGAAATCATCGCTGACCCTCGGACTATCAATGCAACTGACGTGCATCGTATACCAATCATCCTTCAGCCGATGATGCGTGTCGTAAAACAGCCCCGTGTTCCGCGTCGGGTTCCCCGTCAAAATCGTCGTCGCACTATGCCCCGACATCGACCCCGCAGCACTCTCAAACACCGCCTCAGGCACACCGCTGGCCTCGTCAGCAATCAACAGTACATGCGGACTATGCACCCCAGCCAACGCTTCAGGCTGTTCAGCACGACTGGTCCGGCAACTGATAAACGCATCCGCCGCGTGGCTCTTCAACTCAATCCTGTCAGCCTTCACCTCCAGCAACTGATCAAACGGCGGCTTCAGCATCTTCGTCATCCGCTTTACCTCGGAAAACAAAGCGTCAAACAACTGAGAACTGGTCGGAGCCGTCATAACCACCTTGCCAGGCACCCGCCAAATCAAGTGCCACAATGACGCCATCGCAACAGCGGTCGATTTTCCAGTACCGTGCCCTGACCTAACGCTTACACGCCGTTGAGTCGGATCAGCCACAACGCGCAGAAACTCCTGCTGCCAAGGGTCCGGCTCAACGCCGATCACCTCTCTGGCAAAAGCAACCGGGTCATTCCCATAACGCCGGGCCAGCTGCAAAAACGGGTTTTTAGGTTCCTGCTTGGTCATTTCACACCCTCCACAAAACCAAAGCCGTTGTCAGCCTTCTTATTCCAATTTTTCATCGTCGTATATGACACCCCATACGCCTCAGCAGCCAAAGCCATCGAGGCAAACTCACCCCTGGGCGTCATGAACGGCTTGGCGCGTGGGTGGAGTTGACGGTCTTTGAGGTGCGGGCGCCCACCACTTTGCCTGCCACCATACGTGCCGCCAACCAAATGCGCCGGGTTGCAGCAGGCACGGTTGCCGCAAGTATGCCGAACAACCGCACACATTGGATCACCACCATGAACAGCATGGATCAAGCGATGAATCAAAACGCTATGCGTCGCAACCGTTGCAATGCCGTAACCCTCAGCCGTCTTGGCACCACACCACTCGTGGCAGCCGTCACCCGTGCGATCAATGCGATCAAGCACCTTCTCCAGCCACGACGTGTCAGCATACTGCAGAAGCTCCACTAGGCTCTGGCCGTTCGCGCGCCTGCCTGACGGGTTGCCGTGGCTGCGCCGGCGTTCGCGCATGTAGCAGGCCATGCACATGCCTTTTACTTTGATTGGGCGGTCTTGGTTGCAGTGCGGACAGGGCATTTGTGGTCTCCTCGTTGCTGTTAATGAGAAGATGTTAAAGATGGTTGAAAGGTTTGGCAAATTTTTTTTTCGAGGCGGCTTTGGCTTTTTTGCAGAAGGGGTGGGGGTGGGTAGCTCGGTCTGTTTTGGCCGCCTGAGCAATGACCCCCGCCGCTGCGATCAAGGGGGGGTCTTTTTGCCAGCCGCGCCGCCAGATCGGCCCCGGATTCTGCCCATTTAACGCAATATGGCCTATAATACCTCATATGTTCACGCGCAAACCTAGCAATATCAATGACTTAGCGAATTATGGGCTTTGATAACACCGGGTCAGGTTGAGAATGTGCAATTTGCGGCCACCAGAATGCTTGCTTTGTTAAGCATGTTGCTTGCTTTGTTAAGCATCTTGCTTGCTTTGTTAAGCATCTGGTGGCACGCGCGCGCCCGCATCCCCGACCGTTCCAGGTGTGCGATTGCGCGGTGAAAAGGTGTTGACTGTATGTCCATCTGCACATAGCTTAGAGGCACAAACAAGAGAGGAAGCACTATGGAATATACTGATTTTGCAAAACTTGAGCGCGCCTTGAACGCCGGAAAGATTCCCGGCGTCATGCTATGGCAAGGCGCAAGCGCGATTGACGGAACGCCCGTTGTTCTGGTCGCAAACCGCTTTGACGGCGCGTCGGGCAATGATAAGACGGGCGCAATGGTTCAAACGTGGATCCTGCCAGACCCACGCGCCGCCGGTATCGAAGTAAACGGCGCACGCCCGGCAAAAATCATGGCATGGCTCAAAAAAACCGGCGCGCGTTCGATTTGCGGCGATTGCCCGCACGCATGGCAATATAACGACGCGACCGGCGAATATGAAAAGGGTTCGTGCTACGTGCGCGAGTATCAAGCGCCAGCCGCCACGCTAGGCGGCGTGCATCGCGGCGCCTATCCTGTCGCGGGCGTTGATTTTCCGGCGGAATGGATTTGGCGCATTGGCGCGGGTCGCAATATTCGCGCCGGATCATATGGCGACCCGGCAGCATGCCCGGCTGACGTTTGGCGCGATTTTCTGGCCATGGCCAGCGGGCGCACCGGTTATACTCACATGTGGAAAAGCGCGCACGCGCAAGCACGCCGGAATGCGTGGCGCATGCGTGATTTGCTTATGGCGTCTTGTGATAGCGTGCCCGAATATCGGGCGGCAATTGACGCGGGATTCCGTGCTTTTCTCGTTGTGCCAGCCGGATCGATCGATACAAGCGCCAGGTCGCTCTATTCCGTGGGTGCACATATCGACGGCGCAATGATTTGCCCGGCGTCTGACGAATTTGAAGCTTTCCACGGGCGCAAAACGGAATGCGCAAAATGCGGCGCATGTTCCGGCGCGGGCGGGAAAGGCGCGCGCATGCCGTCGGTTTTCATTCCGTCGCATGGCGCAACGGGCGGGCGCGTCACGGGCGCGGAATGCCCTGCTGCAGCGCGCATGATCAAGCGCATTCAAGCGGGGGAATTCGCATGATCCGGCAAGCGCTTATCAACCTGCTAGGCGTCGCGCTCATCGCCGCGCCTGTTCTTGTTCTTTTGGCAATGTGAAAGGGAAAGCCAATGGAGTTTTACCGCATATTCTATACTGGCCTTAATGTCAGTGACACACACATTCAGATGCGTGAAGCAATGCGTTGCGCAGCTAACGCTGCATGGTGTCGTGACAATGGCCACCATAACAGTGCAGCATTGAACGCACATTATTCATCGCTTGTGTTGCGTGCACCTCAGAAGACACTTGCAAGGTAAGGCATTCCAGCTAGGCAAGCGCAGCAGAGTAAAACACACAAGGCCCCTTCTGGGGCCTTGTCATTGCCAAGGCACAAGGAAACACCATGCACCTACCCACTGATACAAAATCGGCACGCAAGGCCCTAGGCCTATCAGTTGAGCAATTAGCGGAAGCGCTCGAGACTGACCCGCTAACAATCCGCAGAATGGAACAAAGCGAAACCGCCAAGACCTACCGCAAGCCAGCAAGGCGGATGAAAAAGCTAGTACAGGCGTACCTTGCCGGCTTCCGCCCACCTGACTGGCCAGCCTGACCATCTCAAACAGCAACAGAAGCCCTAGGTTCACGCCTAGGGCTTTTTTTGTGCCTATGTGCCGGTGCCCATATTAGCCCCGTGACCATGGGGATAGCCTCATGGCATAGGCCAGGCGCCGTCACGATTGACCAAGGCACTGGCCACTCCCTCCGCATCAGCCCCATGACCGAACGGTCAGCCAACCTATCCGCGCCGACCCCTGCGGAGGCTCTCACAACGAAAACTCATCTGGAAATCTTGATTTCAAAAAATCAGATTTGATTTGCATTTCGAACCCCCTCTTTGTTTTGGCAAATAGCCCTGAGAGCCGCTGAGAGGCTCCCTGAGCGCCCTAATCGTCTTCTAAGCTGTCCCACTCCCCCTCGATGGCTTCCTCGCCCACAGCGCCCGCTATGAGCGCCGCAGCCTGAGCGTGCAGGTCTTCCACCTTCAGCGTGATCGTGCTCTCTCGTTGCCGCACGTCATACTGCGCGTTCAGCTTACCCGCGATCCACTTATCCGTATCGACCTTGAGCCTGGCCATGTTGACTTCAGCCGGGTCGCTCACGTTCTGCGCGGTATCAACGGCTCTGGCTGCATAAGCATGACCAGCGTTTGTCAACGCCGCTTCATACCTTTCCTTCCTGCCC